TTTGGCTTTAAAGAATGAGTTTGAGGCAGAGCGTCTGGCCCAAGCTGCGCCATACAATTTGATGTATCAAATTCCCAGGACACTTACACAGGCTGCTGTATTACCTGCAACAGTTGCCTTAGGTTCTGCTAAGACCGCAACCGATGCACTTGCGCGTATGGGGGGAATCAACATCGGGGGTGGTGCGATCAATCCTAACGCAGGCGGTTATTTTTGATAGAGGACTAAAGAAATGAGCTTCGTTGATTTTGGTACAGCGGTTGACTTAGGAGGTAGAACCGATTTTGGTTTTGGAGGCGGTGGTGGATTTAGCTCTACTTTCGGTGGATTTGGCTCCAAACCTACACCCACAACTCAAGGTGGTTTCTTTGGAAACCTTACAGGACGCGATTTAACAACAGGAATCTTAGGTGGACTTAATGCAGGTATTGCAGGGGCAGGCGCACGTAACACTGCTGATGCAGCCTTTGCAGCTGCTGAAGGTCAGTTAAACTTCCTTAATGCAGCTAGAAGGGAAGCCCTCGATGCCCAGCTAGCACAGAATCAGTTCAATACAGCTTTCACGTTTGGCCCTGGCGCTGACCTGAATTTTTTCCGTGAGAATAGAGCTAGAGAATTAGAAGAAGCTAGAGGAATCAGACGCGCACAAATTTTCACTGAACTTCAAAACAGTCCTGAAGCAAAACAAGCCGCGCAATTCCAGAATAGACTTGCAATTAAAAGAGACCTTGCCGGTAGAATAGGACAAACCGCAGCAATGTTCGGTAGTGCTGCGCCTGTAAACGTTTCCAATTTAGTTGTTTAAGGAGATTAAAATGAGTTTTTTAGCAGCCGCAATAGGTCCTCTCATTGGAGCAGCAGCAGGAGCATTGGGCGGAGGCCGTAGCAGTGGAGGCGGAGGGAGTAGCCAACGTACCGCACAGGTTTTTGATCCAGGCGAAAACGAAAATCTAGAAGAGTTCCTTGACCTTTCAATGGGACTCAGCAACGATGTAATTGCTCGTGGTAATAATGTCTTTAATAATCCTCAGCGCCGGGCAAGTGCAGCAGAGGCTTATGAAGGATTTAAAGATAATCAATTTGCTGGACTTTTGTCAGGTAGGCAAGGTCCTATTACCGCTGGTTTAAATCTACAAAACTTTATTACAGAAAACGATCTTTTCGACACAGATCCTAAGTTTGGCCAGGATTTAAATCAGATCTACAGGCAATACGATAAAGTAGTTGTACCTAAACAAAACGAAGAGCAAGTTCGAAGGGCTTTCCAAAACACTTTAGGACGGGAAGCGACAGGAAATGAATTGCTTAAATTTACAGGAAGACTTGAAGGAGGTATTCCTGGATACGATTACGATCAGCTTATAGGTGATATTTCAGCTAGTCAGGAGTACAAAGACAAGTTTGGAACAGGTGGCTTGTTTGATGCATATGCTGATGCATACTATGGCAAAAGACTTACAGAAACAGTTCCAGTACCTGAGGGAGAACAACAAGAATATCAACGTCCATCTTTAGATGCAATACGCAAGCGCTATGGCTTAGGCCCTGACTTTGGTGGGTATGACGTATTTAAAGCGCGTCAAGCCGGATATTCTGACGATGAGATTGTTCAATACTTAAAGAAGAATCCTAATTATTTAGAGGGTAAGAATGTACAGGGTGGAGAGAAAGACTTTATTAAGAGACTTTCTGAAGGTACTTTTACAGAGGTAGACAAAGAGGGACGTGGCCTGGTTCCAATTGACCGAGGAGAAACTGAAGACTTTTCTTACCGAGCAGGTGTAGGCCCGACGCGTGAGGTTATTACAGACCAACGAGAGTTCAAGTTTGGTCCGGATAATTTCACAAACGAAGCCCGTCAAAGAGCTGGTTTAAAACCCATTGAAGACTTTACTTTTACAGGTACTATTGCTGAAATTGAAGATTTTCAACAGCAGCGTCGGGATGAACGAAAGTATCTTTATAACTCTGGCTTAACTGCACTCCAAGGTGACATTGACAAGAGTCTTCAAAGAATAAAAGATGCAGGACGGGAAAGACTCGCTGTTATCCAGGGACAATACGGAATGGTTGCAGGATTAGCAAATGGCTTTTTTAATTGAGTGAACTACTTGTATAATATTTAAGTAGTTTATAGCATTAAAAAATGTCTACTAGTTTTAACCTGCCGCCACAGTTCATGGATCGCATGGACCAACAAGCAGCAAAAAAAGATTTTAAACTTACAGAGGACATTAATCGTATTGCTGAGTCAGGCAAGCAGGCTGGATTAAACGATGACGAGATCAGGGACATTCAGTTTGGTCGTGTACAGCAAGAGTTTGGACCCTCTTTCAACCGAGGAGACTTTAATTTCCTGTTAAGTAAGCTTACTGGTTCTAAGATCCGCCAAAACCGTGATGCTCAGGCTCAAGAACGCCAGAACATCTATGCACGGGGTCTGTCCAGCATGTTCTCTAACTTCTGATCTTTTCCGGGGAATGAATCATGTCATCAAGTAAAATTGTTGATGCATTCTCCGAGGAGGAGAGAAACGTAAGAGATGAGCCATCTACAGGAAGGCCGTCGTTAGATTTATCAGACGACGACATTGAAAGGTACAGAAAGGCTTACGATTTAGCGTATGAATTCGGAGAACGCAAACTTAGAGAAGAAGGATCTCAGCAAAGACAAAACATCGAAAAAAGCGCATCAGAACAGCGTAAAACCGAGCGAACACAAGAAGCTCGAGACAACGCTCAAGCACGACGAGCTTATAAGTTCTGAGGTCTTTTCGCACTTTGTAGAGAACTTGGATTCTTCCACAAGAGAGACTTTCATGTCTTTTGCTTGTGACAAATATTCTGTTGTTGAAATTTACATATACGCACGGTTCCTTGGCTACAAAGGGACCGTTGCGGATTGTGATGTTTGGGTAACTTCACTTTTTGAAAAGCCTGATCACATCCACACATTGCTATTTCAAATCAATGAAATGACAGAGGATGTGCGTAAATTACGCGAAGATGTAGAAAACGGATTAATTAAAAGGGATGTAGGTGTTGCTAGGAATGCTCAAATGCAGCGTGAGATTCGTGGCAACATCGCACAGGTGGAAGAATTTACCACGATGAAAGATAGAAAAGGTTTATTACTTGCTGGTGCTGATAGGGCTATCCGTGAATTGCTCGCGATATTTAAAGATGATCCTATTTCTATTCCCTTAGAAGAAGCATCAATGGCAGTTTGGGCAAGGATGCAACTAGAGGAATAGTTGATATATTATAGGTATATAAATAGGATTTAAAAATGGGCCAGTCAAACCAGCGTCTTCGTGAGAATACTTACGAGAACTTGCAAAACATGATGTTAGAGCGTCAAGACGCTGAGTCTTCTAATAATTTTGGCATGGGCAACACCCCCGGCATGAGCGGTGAAAATCCCATGAATATGATGGTAGGAGAGGGAGAAAATACAGGTGGTATGCGAGGCACTGAAATGAATCGTACTGACTTTAGCAATAACTTAAATGCCATGTTAGGTGACAACGCAGAAAACACCGATGGCATGATGCAAGGTATGGGAATGGAAGAAGAAGAGGTTGAAGGACTTGATATGGGACCTGGCCGAGCAACTCGTGATTCACGGCGTATGATGCGCTAAGAGTAAGTTTATTGATTTAAAATAGTTAAATAACAAAGTTTGTAAAACTCTTAATTGACTGAGGCGGTAACTAATGACTTCTTCTTCTAACCCTCTTGTTTATAATCTTTATGGTAATACTTATACGCTAAGCCCTGGCAGTACAAAGAAACAAATTAAGGCTTTTGAAACAAGAATGCTAGATAATGGAGAGGAAAAAGATTTTTCTGATCGATTAGCTAATCAAAATTTAGGAAAAATCAGATTTGACTCAAGTTTCTCTCAGTATGATCTTGATCGTTTTAATAGTCGTCGGCAGGAAGACCGTCGGCGCTTAGCGAGTTTGTATGGACCAGGTGCTCTTCAAGATGTCATAACTTATGAAAATATCGAGGACGTACCTAGGCTTTCTAGAGAGGAAGTACGACAACAAAATATTGAAAGAAATAAAGCGGATCCCAGAAGTGCTTACAATTATAAAAGAGCTCCGAATCCAGATCCTCCCAGGAACCAAAAAATCCCTCAAGCTGTTGTAGATAGCTACAATGCATTGACAGCAAAGTTTGCCGATCCGTCACAACGTCAATCTATAACTAAAGCAGATTTTGATGCGGTTTTAAATGCTTTAAATACGGCTCCTCGTGAAACTATCAAACCAGGTGAAGTATATCTGGGACCAGACTTTAGGGGTCTTGATGGCGAACTATTGCGTGAGCGGCCAGATTCTATCTTTGCGCCGTTACAGAAAGGAAAACCCTTTACAGCCGAAGATTTAGCTGCTGGTTCTCCGTTTACCGATCGGAATTCGGGTGAAACTAAGGAGATGAATGGAATGCCTGCTGCTTTCAGTGAAACACCTGAAATTGGCAAAGCAAGAGAAACTGGTAGGCCTCGTTTTAACGCTGATAGAAGTCCTGAAGAACGTAAGGAACTCAGGGAAAAGCGTAGAGCAAAGCGTGCTTCCTCAGCAAAAGCTGCAGCTAGATTTAAAGAAAGAAGAAGGGCCAAGCGTGAGGCTAAAGGTTATGCAAAAAAAGCTAAAAACTTCTGATGAAAACTCACTAAAATATTTAAGATATAATATTAGAAGATTTAAATTTTAATCCTTTACCCGGATATATCAATGTCTAACTCTGCACAATTTTTGTCTGGTTTCTTTAATGACCTTAGGAGCTTACAAGACCAAGGTCCTCTTACAAAGAAACAAGATAATCAGGCAAGGCGTGAATTCCGAGCGGAACTCAAGGGTCTGCAAGACTCAGGAAATCTAACCAAAAAACAAGCACGACAGTTAAGAGGGCAGTTTAAAGAGCAGAGGAACTCTCCAAGACTTACAAGAGATAGTTTTGAAGAGCGACTTGTCAACACACCAGCAACAGCGCCGGAAGGCCCGATGGGTGATGGCATGGGTGGTAAACAAGGAAAGAAAGCCGCCAAAGCTGATGCTGGACTTACAGCCGACATTCAGCGTATTGCTGAGTCAGGCAAGCAGGCTGGATTAAACCAAGACGAAATTAGGGACATTCAGTTTAGTCGTGTACAGCAAGAGTTTGGACCGTCTTTTAATCGAGGAGACTTTAATTTCCTGTTAAGTAAGCTTACTGGTTCTAAGATCCGCCAAAACCGTGATGCTCAGGCTCAAGAACGCCAGAACATCTATGCACGGGGCCTGTCCAGCATGTTCGCTAATTTCTAATTAGCCTTAAAATCTTTTATCTTGTTAAAATATCCCTGTTCTTTGTTACTGTAGAAGAATAGGGAAATTTTTATGCCTTCTTACAGTTATCAAGCTTATCGAAGAAATGCACGTGCAGCTGCAGCAAGGCAACAAATTAAACCTAATAAGAATCAAGAACAAATTGAGAAAGCGCGTGAAGACTTTGGTTTCTTTTGTGAGTATGTAGCAGATAAACCCCCAGCAACACATCATAAAGAATGGAATAAACATTTTATTACAAGCTTAGATACAAAGTGTCTATTAAAAATCGGTGGACCTAACATCGATCTGTTGGCCCCTAGAGGGTCGGCAAAGTCTACTGTACTAGGCCTATTAACTGCATGGGCAATTGGAGTCCATACAACTGCGGGACAGCCCTTACAGATCCTTTATCTTTCTTACACCGTAGATATTGCGCGGTCTAAATCTGCAACCATTAAAAGAATTATTGAGAGTAAAAAATATCAAGAAGTTTTTCCAAAGGTAAAGCTTCTTAAGAATGTAACTTCTAATGAGTACTGGTCAATTGACCATAGGTTTGCAGGAATTGATACTACAGGCGAAGAACAATTTACGTTATGTGCAGCTGGTCTTAAAGGCTCGGTTACATCTAAACGTTCTCACCTGGTGATGATTGATGACCCTATTAAATCAGCATCGGATATTTCTAACCCAGACGTTAGAAAGCAGATGGAAGATAATTGGAATGCAGTTATTGCACCAACGATGTTTGAGGGTGCAAGAGCAATCTGTCTAGGTACTCGTTTCAGACATGATGATATTCATTCAACTACATTTAATGAAAATAATAATTGGAATCAAGTTGTTCTTTCAGCGATTAATACTGATGAAGAGACAGGGGAACAAATAAGCTATTGGCCTGAGTTTTGGTCAATCGATTATCTACTGGAGAAAAAAAGGCAAGCACCCATTGCATTTAGTTTTCAGTACATGAATCAAGTTGTTAGACAACATGAGTTGTCTCTGGCACCTGAGTTAGTTGTCAAGGCTGAGATCGCCACTGAATTTGATTCTCTTGCTGTAGGAATTGACTTGTCTTCAGGTGTAAAAGAAAAGAATGACTATACAGTGATGGTATTAGGGGGAAGGATTGAAGATCGAATTCATATCATTGATTATCGACGAATACGCGTCATGGGTAATCTGGAAAAGCTGGATGCTTTGAAGGAGATGTTGGCCGACTGGAACATTCTTGGTCAGGATGAAAAAGGACTGTATTACCCCACGATGTCTACATGTGACATCTATAGCGAAGCAGTCGCTTACCAAGCAAGTCTGGAGGCTGACTTTAAAAGAGTTTGTCTTAATCAAGAGAGTCTCTGGAACTTAGTCTGGCATCCAGTCAAAGGTTTCCGCTCTGACAAGCTGGCTAGATTCAGAGGTACGATTGGTCTCTTTGAAGAAAGAAAAGTAATCTTCAATCGTTATCGAAACTTTACTGCGATGTTTGAAGAGTTAACTAATTTCGGAGTTTCTAGCCATGATGACTGTGTAGATGCATTGGTTTGGTTACTTAATGGCCTATCAAGAAAAGGTAATTTACAGATTGATTTTTAATATTCTCATTTGATTCTCACCTTTATAATAGAAGAAAGGGCACCCTCTATGGAACAAGTAATAGCAATTGCTATAGCAGCAATTACAGGGGGTGGTTGGACACTCTCTAAGGTGTCAACGCGTATGCGAGAAATCGAAAATAAAGTAGATCGAATGCCTATTGAATATGTGTTGAAGGCAGATTATGTCAGGGAGATGCAAAGAATGAACGATACTTTTTCTGAAATTAACATTAAGCTTGATAAGCTTGTTGAGAGAACTATTGACAAAAGATGATCGAAGTTACAGAAATCTACGAAGCACCCGATGGAACGTGTTATGTAGTTTTATCAGATGAACTTCTTGAAACACTTGATTGGAGTGAAGGAGATGTTCTGGATTGCAGGCTAAAAGGGAATGGAATTGTTTTTACCAAAGTTAATGAGCCTGAAAAGTTTATACCAATAGAATAGTTAAAAAGCTTTTACGACCATGATGATGAGCGGTGGCGATGCCAACATGCCCGGAGCACCTGGAAACACTGGAGCCCTGATGAACATGGGGATGATTCCTGGGCCTAGTGGTGGAATGGGTTATCTCAATCCTCCTATGGCAATGAACGGTCAAGCAATGTATGGCCCTCTGACCCCTATGGATTTCAAGCGTATGTATGCGGCAGGCGCTCAAATGATGGGTGGAGGAATGATGGGTCCCATGGGTCCTATGGGTCCTATGGGTCGTACGGGTCCTATGGGACGCACCGGTCCGATGAGTGCTGAAGAGGAAGCTTGATAGCCCTTTTCGTTAAACAAATTAAGAGGGTTATTAAATGTATTACAGCAGCATGGGTCCAGGGGCACCTGGTAATTTTGAGGGAATGCAAAGGGCAACCCTAGGTGCGGACATGGCTGGACTTAATATTAATACAGGTGGTCAAGACAAAGGCGGAAATCCTCAACTTGCTTTCGACCCATTTGGATCGATCATGGATCTTGACCGTAGGAACTTTGGTGACTTGTCTGGTGAGCGTTTCGTAAAAGGACCGCGACCAATGCAGGTTGCACAAGGTTTACCGTATGAAAACGGCATTCCAATGCAAGGCCCCACTTTCCCAGCCACTCCCGTAAGAAATTATCCAGGAATGGGCTACGGTCCTGTTGGCCCAGCTGGCGGTGGTTTACCTCCTGACCCGTATCCTGCACGCGCTTCAGGTTTCGCAAATAAGTTCGTTTCTTAATGCCACAAGACGACTCCAAATATACAAAACCAGCCTTGCGCGAGTCGATCAAGAAGCGCGTAATGGCTGGCAGTAAAGGGGGTAAGCCTGGTCAGTGGTCTGCGCGTAAAGCTCAGCTCACTGCATCTGAATATAAAAAAGCAGGCGGAGGCTACAAAGGAGGAGAAGGTAAGAGTCAAAAAAGTCTGAAGAAGTGGGGGAAAGAAGATTGGCAGACTAAGGAAGAGTATGATAAGAATAAGGCCAAAAAAGCGGCAGCTGCTGCAAAAAAAGCAAAGGAAAAAAGCTAATGCCTTTATTTAAGCTTGCTGGTAAATACCAAAACCTTTATAAAAAAGCTGATGAAGCTTTAGGTGGACTATTACCTGGCGGTGGTGTGCCTATCAAGTCAGAAATTTTAAATAAGTTAGATCCGAATGTAAACCTTGCCTATCGTTATATGACTGGCATGGGTGTAGATGATTTGGAATTATCACCTGAGTTCAAGCAAGGAGCTGTTGATCTAGCAATTAGTCCAGGTCCAGAAACAACTTTTTTAAATAAAGACGGTACACCTGCTTACAAAAAAAATGCAAATCCAACACCAGGAGAAATTTTACCAGGAGAAATAAGAGATGTTAATTCATATAGAGCTGCAGGAATGCTTGCTCCTTATGTAGATACGCTAGGAGGACCTTTTGGTGGTGCCCGTCCCTTAGACAGAGAACGTGAAGCGGCTCCCTATCGTTATAGCTTGGGACGTTATAACGTAACAGGAAATCCTGATTCATATACAGTTACTGATACATATGATTTTGTTAATGAGTTTGAAAACCCTGAATTAATGAAGCCAGGGAGAAAACCTTTAAAAGCATTAGGTGCAACAGCAATGGGATTCATGGATCCAAGTAGCTTCGTACGTGCTTATTTATACGCGAGAGATGTACCACCTAAACCCTTAGACATTAATTTCACTGTACCTAGATATTAGTCATGGCAGATAAAGCTATAGAAAAAGGAAGAACAGAAAGATATCTTCCTAAAGCTGCCTGGGCAAAGATGTCAGAAGAAGAACGCAGGAAAACTGACGAAAAGAAGAAAGCAGCTAGTAAAAAAGGAAAGCAGTTTGTACCAAATACAGAAACAGCAAAGAAAGCAAGTAAAGCTGCGCGTGCTGCTAAAAAATACAAGGGAAAATAGTGATAAAATAAAAGGATCTAGATGACCCAGTAATGGCGGTAGATTCCAAAGCGCGTTTAAAAGACATTGTTAATTCGTATTTAGATAAGGATGGTGGCGCTGGAATCGACACCGGGATCGTTGCTGGACATTTAGCACAGATGCGATTATTTGGCATTCGCCAAGGGGTAGAATTCTTCCCCGGTCAAGATAATTTTGGCAATCAACGTAAAGACTTTTTAGATCGTGTCGCTAAATACAATCAATTAGATACACGTTTAGACTCTATTTGGGATTATTTTCTTTGTGACGGTCAAGGTTTATTTTACATTCGACCTACTAACAACAACTATCGGCTTTATTTTTTCAGAAAACATGAATACAGGACGTATTACAACGTCGATGGCGAATTAGATGAAGTCGTAATCATCTATAGCTATAAAGTGCGTCAAGGCAATGGCTTTATGCAGCCTACTGTTATTGATGACTCTTCCATGACAGGTCATATGCATGGCATGGGTAATGGTGGAGGCAATAAAAAATACATCAAACTTTCAATTAAAAAACGCATTATTACAGAGACGCACTCAGATGGGCACATGTCTTTCGAGATGCCCGATCAAGTGGCACCTGGAAAGACGAAGAAACTTAAGAACACCTTAGGTTTCATTCCTTGTGTTGAAATCTTCAACAACCCCAAAGGTTTTGCGACAGAAGGTGTTGGTGAATTTGATTCCTTAGCGGATCAGATTTGTCTACACGATGACATGGTTAAAAACATGCGGAAGAACATTCAGTTCTTTGGCAATCCAACCTTGTTATCTTCTCGACCAAAGACCGATCTTATGGAGACAGGTACAGACTCGGTGGTCCAACGACCTTCGATTGCTGCTAATTCTGGATTCATGGGAAACAATGCTTTAAGCAAATCAATGTTTAAAGCAGATCCTATCTCGCGAGGCATGGATGGACAACTTCGTGTTCCCCGTGTTATCGCAAACCTAGAACCAAACGACCGTGTTGGTTATATCGTACCCGACGCTGTTACAGGTGATCAGGTATCTTTCAGCCGAACTTTACGTGAAGAAATTCGTACTGCATTAGGTGGTCAGGATGAAATCAGTATTTCGGCAAGTGTAACTGCGACTGAACTTAAATCTATTTACGGTCGCGTTGCAGCAACGGCAAAGAAAAAGTGTCGCGCTATTTATACGCACGGCATTGCACGTTGCATGGAGTTAATCATTTATCAGGAAGAGAGGCTCTTCAGAGATAGCTTAGCTGCTGCAGTTGGTTTAGAAAAACCAGTCGATTTGACTGAGGACGCTACACCACAGCAAGAAGAAATGTATGAAGAGGCCATGGCTTATTATGATCAGCAAGTAAAGCAGATCATGATGGCTGCTTTAAAGACTGAAGTACTTCCCCCATCTGTCATTGGTTTAATTCCCGACGGGGACTTAACTGTTCAATGGCGTTGGCTTGGACCCGTATATGAAGACACCTCGCAGGACTTAATTAACAATTCAATTGTTGTTAGAAACCTGCAAGAATTGGGTGTTGATAGTATAGAAGCACTGAAGTTTCTTTTCCCACAAAAAACGGATGAGGAACGAGCCGCGATGTTATCGGGGTTCCCATTCAGGATGGTGAATGAATTGCAAGGAGCTTTCCAAGCATTCAGTCGCCTGGTGGGAGGAATGATGCAGACCCCCCACCCGCAGTCACCAGATTTACCTATGGCTGCAGATCCACGTTTGGATTTAACACCTTATCTGTATCGAACTCTCGAAGCATTACAACAGGAGATGAGTTATGCAGGACGCTACCGTCCAATCGATCCAACCGACGAGCCCAACACCAGTGGCCGTCGCCCCCAGCAGCTACGTGGCGGCAGCACCGGCTCCGGTGGCGCAGCCTCAGGCTCAAATTCCGGTGGGTATGAATTACCCCCAACAAGTACAGGCGGCACCTACCAGTTACCAATCAAGCCCGTCTCAATACGCCCCCCAATCCCAACCGGCGGCGGTTCCCCCGTCCAGCCCATGGGAGTCGGCGTTCAACAAAGTGGTGGGACTACTGAGTCAGCCAGCCCCCTCCCCGTTCCAGGTAGCACCGTCAGCTCCGGCCCCGACGTTACCTCAAGCTATCCCGGGAAACTGGGCACAAGCGGAGGCAATCAGCCCGGGTATTTCACGCTCGGATCGCCTGACCTGGTCTCCCAACCAGGTATCCTCGCCCAACTATTCCCCAATCTCCTCGACAACCTCCGCGCAGGAAGTGGACAGGATGGTCGCAGACCATTACAACCTGAGCCAAGAAACGAGGACAGTTCTGGACGCGTTCGGTCCAGAGGCACCAGGGATTCTAAACAACTACGCCGTAAACCTCGAAGCTCTTCTTGATGACGCTGTTGAGTGGGCCAAGGATGAGCGTATTTGCCTCGCACAGTATGTAGATTATGCCCTTTGGGCGCATAGTACGCTTACTGAGTATGCGAAATTCGCTGTAAACGAGCACGTCGAAAACAAGGCATACAACGAGATTTTAACTAATCCCGATGTTCTGTCTGATTACACTCTGCAGTTCTTCGGACCCGAAGGTCCATACCCTGTTTATGAGTCCGAGCAACAGCTTGAAACTTCCGGGTATCCGACTGCACCTACTTCAATTGGTGGCGCAGCTATGCCTGCTCCTCCCATGCAGTCCAGCCCCCAAAATACTCGGGAGTTTTGGAATGTTTTCGATCAGCAGATGATCAACGATCCGCAAAATGCTTGGCGTATTCTTAACCAGGCAAATCCAGGCACAATGGCTAATAAGCTCTTTGTGATGGAATGATATATACCGAGGGGGATTATTCCCCCTCCTGGTATATAAAATTACTAGATGCTAGTATTTTCATAGATAAGCCGTTTGGCTTTATCTTTCACCCGATTCACCTTGACACTGGAGGATAAACCAAAGTGTTCATTGATAGCTAGTTCAGATCCTGGTAGGTATTACCTTTCAGCATTTGGTAAATAGCTCCGTGATTGCAGTTAAACTTTTCAGCAATCTTTCTATAAGAGAGACCAGCTTCTTTTAAAGCTTTAATCTGAATCACATCTTCGGTTGAAAACTTCCTAAGTGATTTTTTCGCCTTCCCTTTACTTGCAAAACCTTTGTGAGTTTGATCATTTTCGATCCAAGTCCTTGTTAGGTTTTCTTGTTTAGTAACAATCTCTAAGTTATTTAGATTGTTATTTCTTTTATTGTTATCTATGTGATTAACTTGTAAAGAAAAATTGTGTGTCCCATGGGATCGCAAATCTAAATCCAAGAAAGCAACAGCCATTAAGACGTGTAAATTAAATCTTTTTCTTTTACCGTCAACAAGAACTGAGATTCGATCATATTTGCTAGTGGATTGCACGGGTAGTTCTTGAAAATATTCTTGGTCATCTTTGTCCAAGTGTTTTTCAAAAGCTTTACCAGTTTCAGTCAAGTAGAGGTTACCAAATCCCGAAACTAATTTTGGATTCATTTTGTTTATGAACAAGTTTCCAAATTTTACCTCACCTGAACTTCTCAAGCGTTGTCACCTTAGCGAGCAATCGTTAAGTGAAAACTGGATGAATTCAGGGAAGCCCTAACGTAAAGCCGAGGGTAATCCTGAGCGAAGCCAATCAAGCCCGTGATTGGAACGTGCAGAGGCCACTGGGGGTTACACGATCTTGTAACGTAATACCAGATACAGCGTCCGGCATCCTACTGGGATGAAGAGATGGTCCACCCCTCTAAGAAATTGGAGACCAGGAGAACGATTTTCCAAAACTGCTAGGTGCAGAGCTTTATCGCCCTCACCCCGCTTATATCTGCGAGATGGCCGCTGAGCCTGTGGTCGTTCATGACTTCACTCGCCAGCCCGGTCAAACCGTTCAGTTAGACCGCTATAAGTTCTGGGGAACCCCTGGAACCAAGGAGAGCCGTGAGCGCGTCTCCGATCAGACCATTGGTACCGCTAACAGCCGCAACATCACCAAGGAGAAGGTGCTTGTTGTGCTGAAGGAGTACACTGGTCCTGCAGATCCTGGCGATCCTACCCAGCCTTCTACCTTTAAAATTGCCCGGGAAACCCTGGTGACTGCACAGCGCCTGCTGTTAGACACCGGCAACCTGAACATGTTCCACCAGAGCATCGGTTCTCTGACTCTGCTGGACGATTATCGTCGTTGGCGTGACCGCGTCTTCATTGACGAAATGGCCAAAGCTGAAGCCAATGGCGCAGCTTCTGATGACATCGGTGGTTACTACTTTGCAGGTAGCAAAGAGAAGGATTCCACTGGCCGCATCTCCTACACCACTGCTGAGTACGGTGCTCAAGTTCAGCAGTTCTCCGTGCGTACCGACCTGCTGACTGTGGTCAAGCAGATGCGTAAGCGCAACGTTCCGACCTTCGCCGATGGTCTGTATCGTTGTATTTGCGATCCTACTTTCATGATGCACCTGCGTCGTGACGAGGACTTCCGCGAGATCGCACGTTACTCCGGTAATCCTGGACAAGGCATGTACATGGGCAACCCCATGATGCCTAACAACTCCAGCTTCTACATGGGGCCTCAGGCTGGCCAAGCCTACTTCCTGGCTGGTGAGCCCGTGATGCCTACCGGCGTGCAGTTCGAGGGTGTTAAGTTCTACGAGTCAACGAACTTCCCCACCAAGAACGTCACCACCTCTTTCGATGGCGGCAGCACCTATGCCTCCAAGGAAGTTGCTCAGGGTTACTTCTTCGGTCCTCAGTCCATTGGTGTTGGTATCGGCGGCCCCAACGCTCAAGTCCTCATCAATAATAATGATGATTTCAGCCGTTTCATCATTCTTATCTGGCAACTTTATGCTGGTTTCGAAATCCTTAACAAGGACTTCATCACCACTGCATTCAGCTTTGTTCAGGACGACGGCACTATTTGAGCCTAATTAAGTAAAACGAAAACCTCAACAGGATAGATAAATGACCTACTTGTCCGCTAAAAAAATCTACCCAGGTAACTGGTCGGAGGCTTTGAACGGTTGGTACAAGAATATTGATTCTAATCAAGACGGTACCAACAATTCTTCCAAAGCAGGCCCCACTTCTGTGCTGGCCGTCCCTGGTTATCGCTATTTCCAACAGCGTGGTTATGTGAAAGTCACCGCAACTTCCGGTGATGGCGCAGTTGCCTCTGCTGACGTGATCGTTCCTTCCCCCTACCGGAATGACGACACCCGTACCGACATCACCGGAATGGTGATCTCCGGTTCTTCTGACCTGCCTGCATACGGCTATCGCGCCACTGTTGCCATCGCCTCTGGCTGGGGTGACAACCGCGTTGCCTCTGGTGTGTACGCAGCTACCGGAAACATCATTTCCTTCGGTCGCGATAACAGTGGTTCTCCTGTCGCTGAATCTGGCGTTGGCGAAGCTCTGATCCAGGCCAACCTTTCCTCTACCACTTCCGGTGGTCAGGCTGGTGAGATCTTCTTTGCCGCTGGTGATTCTGCCACTAGCGCTACTCCTTTCCTGACTGCTACCGGCGCTGCTGGTGTTACTGCAGGTAAGGTTTACCGCGAGAACACCGCCGCCACGACCTTCAAGGTCTACGCAAAGGCTTCTGGTAACGCTACCGCTACCTCTGGTGGTTTCTACATCTCCTCCGGAGACGCAACCGCCGGAACCTTCGGCTACATTGTTGTTGAGCTTTGCTACATCCAACCTGATGTTGCGGCTGATTACAATGACATTGAAGCTTATCTGCCTAACAAAATTGTTAGCAGCGGCAGCTGAATAGGTTAAAATAAGACCAGTAAAATTTTACTGGTCTTATGTTATACCGTCACAAAAAAACGGGGGCCACTCTTAAAGTAATTACGGAGTGGGACAATGGCGATTGGAGGATGGTACAAGACTCCGAAGGTCGCCTTTTTACTGTTTGGCGTGAAGAAATTGAAGAGGATTCGACAGCTACCAAGAAGGTAAAGTCTTTACAAGTTAAAGATCGTGCCAACAAGGAAACGCCTAGGGACTTCCCACCTGACACAAGACTGAACATCAATAACGCTTCTGCTCAAATGATCGCTGATCATATCAAAGGCGTTGGCATTAAAACAGCCAAGAAGATCAAGGAACTTCAGATGTCTCTTTCGGGTGAAAGATTCTCTAACCTTGATCAATTGAAGACTGTTAAGACAGTTGATTGGGAAGCGGTGATGGCTGCTGATTTAATTCGCATCTGATACAGGCCCTCTTTAAGAGGGCTTATTTATTTTATAATTAATAAAAAGGTAGATGTTGTGGCACAGTTTGTACCTATAGGAGGTGTTATTGATCCTAAGAAGGATCGTTTTGCTTCGACTGGGCCACACCTTGACTTCAGAGTAATTCCGCAGTTTGGCGAGAATAAGGGCGAAAAGATTAACCCAAGATTTGCAAGGTCTATCTTACAGAACGTTGTAGTTGGTGAAGGACAAACACCATTAGTGCAGAAGAATGAAAAAGGACAATGGAGTTGGAATTATCCAATCACATCGGAATATGGTACTAGAGTGGCACCTACCAAAGGAGCTTCTACATTTCACTCTGGTATTGATGTAGGCGGTATTCCTATCGGCACACAGATTGCTTACAAGGGAGCAGGATCTTTTATGCCCGGAGATGGAATGGGCACAGTATCTGTTACAGATGAACAGGGGCGTCCTTATGACATCCAAGTTCTACATCTTGATCCTTCGAAAAAGACTGAGTCAATAATGAATCCCAATGCGCCATTGTCGCAGCCGTACTCAGAGATTGAGCGTGAAAGAGATATTTATCAAGCTTATGCCCAAGGATTATTAGACAGTAGACAAGGTAGAACAAAAAAGAAGAAGAGCACCAAAGAATCTTTAAAAGATAATTTAAAGATGCAATTAGTTTCGCAAGCGCTAAATCCGCTTGGAGCAGAGAGCTTTCTTGGTTCATACATTAATTCATCACCTTCATTGTCTCAACAAACCAATGACATGTACCAGTACTTTCAAGGTTTAATCTAATATAATAAGAAGATAAGAGGTCGGCCAGTGCAGTTATCTACGTTTGATAAAAGTCGAGTACGTTATCATTTAGGATACTTTACTGTGTCTGTGCCAGCAGGTGATTACGCTCGCCTGGAAGAGTCAATGAATACTATTCCTGACTCATTCTTTTATCGCAAGATCATCTATCACTTAGGTCGTTGCGATACAGCTGAGCGTAAGACTGAAGTTGCAACCTCTCCATCAACTCGTATTGAAAAGATCGAGGGTGATGTCGATCGGACGATTTCATCCAGCAATGCTCGAGAAGCTTTGAAAGTATGGGATGAAATCTATCTGTATGAGACTAATGCTTTAGCGGCAATCTTGTATGTGCCTAACTACAAGGACCCCTTCCAAGCACGCTATCGCTATGAACGCTCAGGTGCTGAGTTTATTCAGGCACTTCCAGGCCCTGCAGATAACGCTGTAGGTTCAAATGTTTACCTCAACGCTACCTACCGTTAATCATGAATCCATACGAAGTTTTGATGAGAGGCACGGCTCAATTCACAGGGATGATTCCTGGAGTCAATATGTCGATGCCTTTGAATGTAAGACCCGATTACATCCCTGGCGCTTTAGCTCCCAGTAGTAGAGGTTCTCTTGTACCTCCAGGCCCTAGTTCTATGGCCACTATGGGAAACCAAGGCGGCGCATTAGTTCCTGCGAATAGAGGCGGATTAGCCACCATGGCTAACCAAGGAGCTGGATATGGTCCTGTGAATAGGGTATCAGTTGTTGATGTTACTTCTCAAGGAACTAGAAGTTTACCAGGCGCTGTAAGAAGCGCTGCCCCAGTATTAAAAGGACTAGGTAGACTTGCAGGTCCTATTGCAAGTGCCTTTGACTTTTATGATACTGCAAAAGGTCTTACAGATAGCCTCGGTCGAGGAGAAGGTTATGCAGCAATTCCTGGTCTTATCCAAAGAGCAGTTAGTGGAAATAAAAAGGGTGAAAGCAGCGGTGCAGATAATACAGCTTATTCAGCAACGCCTGGATTTATTGGACCAGTTCCGCAGCCTGGTGCGGCTGGCCAGTACGGACCTCCAACCCCTACGAATGAGCCTCGCAGGGGTGCTTTCACAATTGACGGATTTAATCCAGATATAACAATTGATCAGTATAGAGAACAAGTTATTCCTTCCCGTAAAAATTTAGAGGATAGGGCATATCAACAAGAAGTTTCACGTGTTGCACAACAGAATGATCCTTATTTCAGATCAGGTGCCCCGCTTGTGAATTATTCCGCAGAAGAAGGAATGGCTATTAACCGGGCTCTCTATGGAGATATGCTTACACCCAATACTCCTAACCCCTTGATGGCTGGTCTTACTTATGACCAGACAAATCCAACAATGCAAGGGAAGAATTACAATATGGAGAATCCAGTCGGAGTGCAACAGAGTTCTGCTCAGGCGCTTTCCGATTATTACCGCAATGGAATGATTGAGCAGCAGACAGCAGGGATGGGTTCCGAGCCTGGACTTGAGTCAGTTCTCAGTCCAGAAGACCGTTCAATGTATCTTCAACAGTTAAGCAATTTCCGTCCAGGAGGACCTGGGTATGGCCGATAAGCCACAGAAGCTTTCTCGGGAACAGCTTGCAGGCTATTTGCGCCAAGCAGGTTTCAAAGAAAATTTGATTCCAACAATGGTTGGAATTGGAACTGCGGAGTCAAGTCTGAATCCACAGGCTTTTAATCCGAATGTGGACACAGGTGACCAAAGTTATGGCATCTTCCAAATCAATATGCTTGGAGGAATGGGTCCTGAAAGGCGTGAACAGTTTGGAATTAAATCAAATGAAGAACTCTTTGATCCTTTAACGAACGCAAAAGCAGCTAAGGCTATTTACGACCAGCAGGGTTTAGGTGCGTGGTCAGTTTATAACTCAGGAGCGTACGAGCAGTATGTTCCACAAATGGATCAGATAGCCCCGACTACACAGCCCTTAATGTCAACTGATCCCTCTAAACAAACAAGAAAGAGTGTTAATGAAATTCTCTCTAATCTAGGATACGATACTGATCAATACGAAAAAGTAGACAACAAAGCTAATTCCCTTAAAGATAACTTTGTTGAGCAGCTTAAAGGTCAATTCCTCTCGCAGCTCTTACAAAATCCGCTTGGAGGTTTATTCTAATGGCTAGCTATTACGATTATATAGATTCAGGAGATTATTTACCTGGAGATGTTTATAGAGCACAGGTTAGCAGGTACAGAACTCCCATGGATCGTTCTGATGCTTTGCAGCAACTTCAAATGAATCAAATGGATTTTGACCTTGATGATAAACAAGGTTTTATGTCAGGAGAATCATTCGCAACCTTTGCAGCCTTGGATAATAATCCGAATGCATTATTTACCGCAAAAGTTGGACAAACTCTTCCAAGGGGTCTGATGAATAATCGAATTCCAGGTTTTAACTTTGGTGGTTTTCTAGGCGTTTAGTTCTGGTAAAATAAAAATTATTCAGTGAAATAAAGTGACATCTACGAATACCAACAAGCAGCCACTGTTTATTGATCGTCCTTTTCTCGATCACTCCAAGCTTACTACGCAGATCGCTGGCAGTTCTGCAAATAAGTCATTGGATGTTCAGGGTGGTCAAGCACCGGCTCTGATTGTTGACATGGATGCTGCATTGTCCGACGACAATAACAGTGGTGGTGTTGTAGATTCCGTCAAACTTATTCGTAGTGATTATCAGATCCCACCTGACTACACTGTGAACACTACAACGTCAGGAACTGACATTATTTTAGATAGCGGTAATACTGTATTTATTCAAGAAACAGGAGTTTTGACAGGAGGCGGAGCACCTTTTAGCGGCGCAGGTTACTACACCTATACAGGATCATCGACCTTAACAGGTGTCAACACAGCTCTTAATTATTCGGGCGGCATCGCTTCGGGCTTTTCTTACGAAAATCAATTCTTATATAGTCAGTACGGAGTCACCGTATCCTTCTATCACACTCGCGGAACTACTAATCCTATTCCTGCTAGCGGTGATTATGTTTTGGTGTTCACTAAATACTTAGCCTCTGGTGAACAAGATGTGGACTGCACTGACGTTCTACCTCAGCTAGGTGCTCCAGTCCCAGCAGCAGGAGACACCAGTGACTTAACAAAGGGTTCCCCTGTTCGTGCCCGTGGCATTTATTTAGAAAAGGGCGACCGTTTATATGCAGGCATTCTGCCAACTAATACTTATCCCTCTGGTTATACTCCTGGCATCACTGTTGTTGCACAAGGCGGCTTCTTCTAACCATGGCATCACGTGGTAATTCATTTGGATTTAAAGAACCACGAAAAAGCAAAGCAAGATTAGGTCCTTTTCCGATCGTAGGTGAGTTCGGAGGAAGTGTTGCTGACTCTCTTTATTCAAGCAATAAAGAAGCCTCCTGGAACCGATGGAGAAGAGGTTACGAGTTAGCGACTTCTAATCTTGCTTACGCTGCATTTGAGTATCCCTTTTCTTATAATATTCCGCTACCTTCGGGAACAACACAGAGCGGCGAAAATCCTCCTATTATGGCGGGAATTATCAGAGGATTTCCGACCAAGAACAAAGAATTGGGGATGCACTGGTGTGGATCAGTTCTTGCAGGTAGCCTAAGATTTGATAACTTAGTTGACCAGAATGACACTGAGCTATCAATTGCTTCTGTTACTGAATCAGGACATTTCTGGCGTGTGCAATTAACTGGCACATGGGATGCGAATAATCCATTACCTCCTCCGCTATTCATCGAAACGCCAGGTGACCAACCTAACTTAACTCCGTTAAACGGAGATGTTTTAGAAGACAGGGTTCTTACACAAGCAGGCATTCCTATTACAAAAGAAACAATCGATCCAGATACAGGCATTCGCTATGGATATACCGCAGCAGTACTGGATTCTATTGAGCCTTATAACGGTGTACTGATTTTACGTAAGCAAGGATCTGTTGAGGCAACGTTTGATAGCGTATTAATTACACCTGCACAAAGAGCACCTCAAGCAGGAAGATTTTTTATCAATGGATCTAAGTATGCGTGCAGTTGTCAGGACTTTACGCGTCGTCAGTATTTCTATGTTTCAACATTTCTAGGAAGAAGAAAGAGTCCTACCTTTCCACTTTCTAAGTGTGCAACATTAAAGCCGGGACGCTATGAAGTCACAACGACTGCGGGTGAAATTGATGAGCGTATCATGCAGCAAGCTTTACAAGATAGAGCACTAACAATTGTTGCCCCTTCTGGATACGAGTTACCTTATAACCAATCAGTAAATGCCAAAGATCTAAACAATATCCCATCAAATACAAACCGTGATTTTCCTGGTGTATTCAGTGATTTCGGAAGTGTTTACACCAGAGGCACAGATCTTCCTTTGGATCCAAATGCTCCTGCACCTCGCAGTGAAGGCATGGTTAAATACGGTGATTACGATACAATTCCTCCAGCAGCTGCTGGTCAGCCTAATCAATTAATTCAAGTCCAAGATACTTGGAGTCATTTATTAGATGAGTATAGATACTGCAAGCACATCTATGCGATGAAATATACAGACGATTTATTCCCACCGGAGCCTTCTGATTTTCCAGCGTTCACCACTGAGCAAGCAGCTTGGGAACAAAGATTAGTTGATGAAACAGAAAGAGATCAAAGAAAAGCTTTTAGCAACATAACGACATATGGTTTGTCCTATATGGATGTTCCTCCTTTAAATGTACAGAGTCCAATCATGATAAGCATGATGCAGAAGCTACTTAATATCCCTGCTAGTTTCATTAAAATCGAAGGTTTTACTATGTATGATAAAGACGGCAATGCTTACGTACCTGCTTCTGGAGGTAGACCTTCTAATGTCTAGTACACCTGGCTTTGGAGATATTATTCAAACGAGAGTTGAACTTTCAGAAGATCAGCTAACTAAAAGGGAATTTGGCAAAAGCCCTGTGAAGCTTTCAGGTAACCCTTCGCGATACCACGCTGGAGACACAGTCAACTTGCCATTTGGTTCAGGAGAAACATCAACCATCGGTGCAATGGGCGATGCTTGGGCAGCGACTGTAACAGGAGGAAGCCCAGAATAAATTACAAGGGTTTAAACTAGACGCAAGCTTTTACAAATGGATCTCTGTGGTTCTAGCCATGGCTGCACCAGTAGACCAACGCATCCTTGATGATTTCTTTTATTTAGACAGAGGCGAACGCAGTAAAAGCATTGCGTGGCTGTATGGCATGGTTGCCACATACGGTTTAAAGCCTTCACAATTACAAAACTTTTCCTGGGGACCTGATAATACAGTCCTTTTAAAAGGAAAGAAAAGACCAGTCAAACCAATGCATCCACATTGGGCAGTAATTTTTGAGTTAAAAAAACAGCCTAGGAATATCCAAGGCCGTTTATCTAATCTTTCTAAGTCTCTTGAAAGGGCTTTAGAAGCCGGAAAGATCCATCTAGGTATCGATGATCTTTTGGCTGCTCACACCGATAGAAAGCAATGCTGTTATCTAAGCCGCAAGCAAGCCCTTGCTTGTTAGATGCTTTTTAACAGCATCAACATTCCAGCGATAGCTGTCCCTTGAATAGGTATCAGAGAAAGCCAGGAAATGTGGACCAAGCTTCAAGGTTCCATCGTCCCTGTACTTAAACAATGTTTCCTTTTCAATGCCTAGTTCATTAACGGTTTTTTGAACCGTCTTCCAGGTTTTCGAAATTTTCATACTGCAAACGCAGCAGCTGTACATATATACACTATATGTTTATAGTGCTTTGTCAAATTCGATTTTTAGAATTTAGTTGATTTAGAATTAGATAACTGCTCAAGAGGCATGTTTAACAATGAACAGGATCCACTTGCCCTTCTCATTGAGTTAACGCCCAAACGAGCCAAACGACGCTTTAGAGAATCAATATACAATTCATGGGAAAACAAATGTGCTTACTGTGGTGCTCCCGCCACCTCTCTTGATCATGTAATACCACGCTATCGATCTGGTTCTAGCAACAGAAACAATTTAATTCCTGCATGCCAGCGATGTAACGCAAATAAAGCTAGTTACAACATGGAGGAGTGGTATAAAAAACAAGATTTCTTTTGTGAAAAGCGCTTGCTCGCAATCCACAATTGGGTGAACCAAGAGACTATTGATATTTATTGCTTAATCAATAATCCTGTAGAATTAAGGATAGCTTAGCAATAGTAGATGCAAGAATTTATAACCTTTGATCCAGCTACTGGTGCTGTAGTTGCTAATTTTTTAGATGAGACTTCGGGCACTCCTGCACAGAATAATCAAAATAAAAGATTCAACCGTGCCTTAAGCGCAGTTCAAAGACAAGCAGAGACCACTAAAGCACTTGGTTATAATCCTAATTACCTTGGAGTTAAACAAAATATTTTAAATGATCCTGAATTTTCTAAATTAGCTAAGGGTAAACAAAAACAGCTGCTCAATTCTTTTGACAATTTTTACAAGAAAGAAGTAGTACAAAAGTTTGATACAGGTTTAGTCCCTGGTTATGCTCCTGCAAAGGTAGGACAAAATCAGGTTGTAGGTAAAGATTTTTTCGATCCTATTTTTTATCTTGCGTCAAATCCAGATATTAAAAAGAAGTATGACGAAGCTGTTGCAAAAGGTGATCTAGATATCATTGGTCGTGTTGATAACCTTAATGACTTTGCAGGTTTACAATACGTTGAGACAGGAATAAAGGCAGGCAAACCTCCTAATAACTTTGGAGCACTAGGGACTTTTTCCGGTCCTGATCCAACAGGTTTTAAAGATGTTGATGGAGCGGCACAAATTGCAGCAGCAAAACTCGGAAGTGATGACAGAGTTCAAGATGCAATTATTACAGCAGCTGGAGAGCGGCTTGCTCAGGATACAGAAGCTTTTGGTGCTCTCGCGCAGGATGTTTTAAGAGAAACAATTAATAGGCTTGAGCAGGCACAGCAACAACAAAACCAATTTGATCTATTTAGTAACATTGGAGGCTTTAATGAAATTCTAAATATAGGAGCCAATACTGCAAATAGTTTATTGGGAGACTTAGGAGGCCCCGTGCCGCCGGGAGTTAGAGATCAGATTGAAAGTACATTTAATGCAGCTTTAGGATCTTTTGGGAATACAACTATCGTTAACTGGCAAAATTTCTTTGAACAAGAATTAACTGAAAAGTATGCACAAGACTACAATGAAAAGTTTGCAGCGCTTGAGTTAGAAAAAGATGTCTTTGAGAATGCTATACCAAGTCCTGATGATTTTAGAGCTTACGTCAGATCTAGGCCAGAAGTCTTAGAAAAATATGAAGAGAGGATTGCAGGCTTAATTCCAGGAGATGAAGGTTTTATTTCTGAGGCTGAGTTTGGCAAAGAATTTTATAGAGAAAATAGAGGTGATTCTAAATTCAAATCAAGAGCACTCGAGGCAGAAGGAGTAGTTTTTGATAGCCAGACAGGTAAATTTAAAAATGATTTTTTAAGAGAAATTGGTTTTCAAACTTCAGATGAGTTTGTAAACTATTTAAACAGTGTTTCTAATGGTAAAGATATTTTACAGACGCTTACAGGCAGTGCTTTTACTTCACAAGGTAGACAAATAGATCCTTATGATCGCATTGAAGAATTAGATGCGGAAATTAAAGCATTAGATGATCCAGATAATCCAGACTTTAATTTTGTAGGAAACTTAAGAGATAAAAACGGAAATATAAAGGCGGTTGATATTGACTCTCAATTTGCTCGTGATTTTATTAACGATTATCTCAGGCCAAGGTTTAATGCTTCAAAATCAATTAATGAATTTATCAATTTCATTAATGTTCAGGATGAATTTCAGAATCCTTTTCAGACTCAAACAACGCAAGACTCCTTAAACAATCTTGCCATTAAAAGAAATCAAGAGTTTATCGAAGGACTAAAACCTGTAGATGATACATTTGATCCTAAATTTTTTGAAAATCCTTTCTCTGATCGTCCCGTTGAAGAACAAGTGGCAGCTGACGGTTCAAGGTATGAAAGAAAATTAGAATTTCAAAAAGAATTTTTTGCAACAGAGTTTAAAAAAGCACAGAAAGGAGATCCAAAATATATTAATGCCCTTCTTACGCGTGGTGTTTCTGTTGAGCCTGCTCTTACTCCTGATGGCAGTTTACTCTATGCAATCGATAAAGGTGGTTTTGCCAGAACGCTGTTTGACATTACGAGAGGAGGACTTGATATTGAAGGTAATCCGATCGAGCTGGATGGACAAAGAGTTACCTTCGCTGGATTCGATAATCCAGCTGATCCAGACCGTGTAAGCGATTTTAAAAATCGAGAACTTATTCCTAGTCTTATTGAACAAGTTGAAAGAGACGGCACGTCAGTTTTTGGTGATTTCATTTCACCTGATGAATTTTCTGAGGGAGTATTGGATGATTTAGGCGTCGGCCCTAATACACCTATCGGTAGAAATCTTGCGGTTGCGGGAGCTGAAGATGAGCTAAATGATGTTAAAAGCGCTCTCGCTGGAGTTATTGGTGGTGTTGAAACTATTGATTTGAGAGAAAGAATTCAAGCATTAAGAGACGCAGGAGAAGAGATTAATCAAAAAAATCTAGGAGTAGATTACATCGAGAGAGAAACGGATAAAGCAGGTGCTATTGGACCCGGAGCAGGCCTATTTGGTATATTTCAACAGGCTGGTTTTCAGGGAACCGAAAAAGAGTTTTACGAAACATTTTTCCCTGGACAATCAAAAGAAGAAGTAACGGCTGAGTTTGGTGACTTCGATATCTTGTCCGGCGTAAATACATCAAGCCCAGAGGCTGCTCTAGCTTCATTCGGCAGCTTTTTAGACGCACCCCCTGCACCTCCAGCGCCTGATAGATTACCTGAATTTGGCTTAAGTAATAATAGAATTAGAAGGCCACCCTCAAGTCAATCTTTCCTAGATGATTTTGCCGGTGATTTAGGAGGAGGAGGTATTTTAGGAGCTGCTGGAGGCGGTGGCTTTGGTGGCTTCGGTGGATTTGGATTTTAATTATGTCTAACAAAAGATTAAAAGCAGCGAAAGCCGCAAAGATTCAAAAGGACAAGATGCCTTGTAATAAACCCAGAAGGGATGTGAAAGGAGGTAAAAAATCTGTTGTAAAAGCTTGTTCTGGTGGTAAAGAAAAGATTGTACGTTTTGGTGATGCCAACATGTCAATCAAAAAAAATGATCCGGCTAGACGTAAAAGCTTCAGGGCTCGTCATAAATGCGACGAAAAAAAAGATAAAATGAGCGCAGGTTATTGGTCGTGTAAAGCATGGTAACTGTAGAACTAGAGCTTTCTATTGAAGATTGCCGCACACTGTACACGGCTGTTTGTGACGCGATTCAATATTGGCCTGGTTCTCCAGCAAGACCTCCAGAAGAACAAGTTAAATTACAGCAAATGAAATTGTTTTTGTTTAGTATAATGTGTGAAGCTTCTCTTGATCAATGAACAAAGGCGGCGGCTATGTTGAAGGACAGCCAAAGAAAACCTGCCAGGGACAAGGTAAACACTCTCGCCCCAAGAAAGGTAAAAAGAAATTACGTGGACAGGGTAAGTAAAGCTATTTCTTCTTCTTAGCCTTGTCCTTGTTAAATACTGCGGTGTTTGGATTAGACTTCGGTTTACCCTTTGGTTTTTGGTACAAAGACCGCAGTTTTTTTAAATCGTAGTAATCCGGATTAGCCATTATTCTTTCTTTGCACCTTTACGCATTGCTCGAAGTCGTGCCATTTTATCTTTGGCAGATTCAAACTTAGCACTGCTTTCAGCTTTCTTTTCATCAGTAGCCTTGGTAACAGTATCAAGACGTTTCTCAAGACGCGCCATACGTTTTTCTAAACGTGCTCGCAGTCCTTCACTAACTTCTTTGCCTTTAGCTTCACGTCTTGCAATCCTAGAAGCAGTCTTGGAAGCAGCGTTAGTTGCTTTCCTTACTTTCTCAGAGCCTTTCCTTGCACTCTTGCCCGTTGCTGTTTTGGTTTTAGCTCTTACACTTTGCCTAGCTTTGCCTGCTGCAGTGCTTCTTGGCTTTCTTTTTTGTTCAGCCATATTTAATTAATTGACTTCCGGTATTCTACTTCCAGTTACTCTTTTACTTTGAGCAAATAAATGCAAGTTTTCAGTTTATAATCAGCTGAGAACTGTGTTTATCATGCACGATTTTTCTCCTGCTATTTGTATCATTAAAAAGTACGAGGGCTTCAATGAACGTGCATGTCCTGATCCAGCCACTGGAGCAGAACCATACACAATTGGCTTTGGTTCAGAGTTTTATCCAGATGGCTCACCTGTCCTCAAGGGTCAATTAGTCTCTAGAAAAAAAGCATTTGAATATCTACTTGCAGAACTAGATGTAATTGAAGGCGAGCTTGATGCGCTGAAATTACATCTCGATCCTCACATGAAAAATGCTTTATTATCTTTCATTCATTCTGTAGGGTGGGAAGCTTTTTTGTACAGCTCAATTGTCGATGCCGTTGAGAGAGGAGATTTTGCTGAGGTTATCCATGAGTTTAACCGTTGGATTTTTGATGATGAGCATAAAGTTATCGGCGGTCTTTTAGAGAGGAGGCGTGAAGAAGGGAGTTTATTTCTGACAGATATCGATGAGCTTGGATGGATGCCTCCAGATGTATTACTGAAAGCTTTTAGAGATTATGAAGCATCTAAACGCCAGGTAAATGCCATTCGTAAATTCGAAGAGCACGTCAACCCTTATGTTCTATCCGAATTTGCAAATGAATTCGGTTTAGATACCACACTTAGTTTCCCTATTGAGCAAGAAATCGACCGTCTCTTTTATGCTTTAGAGTAAAATTAATATAAAAGAGGAGTTACATGGAACATAGTTCTGAGACTAAAGAGTTTCATCTCCCTTTGGAAATGCAATTTGCTATGCGTAAAGCAGAGGTGCATGCCAAGGATTTAGATCGAGATGAGTTAATTTGCGCGTTGCTCAACCTGTATCATCAAAGGTTGATGGAATGGAACGCACTGAAAGCACTAATGGCAGAAGAGCAAGTCGATATTGAGTTCGACATCCCCACTGACTTAGAGCTTTCAGAGCTTGTAACTTACATGCCAGAAGACGAGATGGGCGAAGACGATGAGAATTGTTTTTTATAAACTATTCATCAGTTTCGATGAGTCTTTTTAAATACCATTCGGCTTTTTTTAAAGACTCAACTCCACCTTTGTGCTTTTCTCTCCACAGATATTTTGCGATGTTTCCTTTTAGGTAGCCTCGATATTCTTCTTTGCTAAGTTGTGCCTCTATAGCTTCAATGCATTCAATGCTGCCATCCGTATAGTGAGAGGGATGATTAACAGTCTCTAATTCAAGTTTGTCTTCTTTTGAGCTAGCCCAAGGAACTGGACATACTCCCCCAGGGCAATCCATTTCTACCGGATCAAACCACGCCTTTTCATTGACTCCTGCATCATCTGCTCGTCCGGACCCATCTCTACCATCATCAATGACCCTGTAACTCCGTTCGTCGCACCCGCTGCCAGTGCTTCCTCCATGCTCGGAATGTAACCCGTCAGGCCTGGACGCGCTCCCGGAGCTTGACCCGGAATCACTGGTGCCATCTCCTTCCCAATATAAAAACCCCTGTCTACTGATGCCTGACTTCCTGGCATCCGTACTACTTGTTGATCTGCCATTGCTTCCGGAGACATCAACACAGGTTGATTGTTTCCCGTTAGCGCAAGGTTCTCCCTGTTGTAACCCTGTTCGCATGTTGAAAGTCCGTTATTGTAATTATCATACATCGGAACGTCTGCATAATAATTATCTAAAGACTGTCCATTAGTATCACAGCCTGTAACGCACCTTCTTACATAAGGATTGCTTCCAACGAAGTTCTCCAGAAAACTCGTGGCTACGTCAAACATTTTTATTTCGTTGATTATGTCCTTCTATAATAGTAACAGGCAGTAATTTAGACTTTGGGAAAAATACAGTCTACTTATTCAGCAGATGCGCGATTTCTTCTAGGAGATAATCGTCGGTTGAATGAGGCTGCACGTTTCGCATTTCAGGAAAGATCTAATCCTGAACGTGTAGAAGATAAGAACAGAAGACGAATAGCAAGTGCCAGAGCAGCTGGTGAATACCAGAAACGCCAAAGCATCAATGAGCCAGGGTTTGGTTCTCGTATTCCAGTCGGTAAGTTTGTGATCAATGGCACTGAGCTGCCGAGTCTCCGTGGCCGTAACTACGGAAGACCCGGTGCAGGTGGTCAGTCAGTTAGTAGGAAACCAGGCTTCAGGTTCGGAAGGTTCTACGGTTTCTAAACTTTCGAGAAGACAACTTGATGCGGCTGTGATTGATACTTACCGCTTCGATCCTGGTAGCTAACAGAGCAAGGCCTTCCAGCCATAAATAAAAGTTGAGTGATACCTTCTTCCGCATAGACCCTATTAAATAAGCCTGTGCAGTTACTAATTTCTAATGTCAGATAACCCTCCCAGCACGCTTCGGCTGGTGTGATATTGACCATGATTCCAGATCGAGCATAAGTGGATTTACCGACTGCGATAACAGTTACATTCCGTGGCAGCTTAAGCCTTTCTTTTGCAACTCCAAGGCAGTATCCATAGGGAGGGAGGATAAAAAATTTTCCCCTTTCATCCTCATGCAAGTCCAGTGGCTTCAAGATACCTTCATCAAAAGCTTTTGGATCACAGACACCTGTTTGAACACCACCGAATAAAAAACATTCCTTGCTATCGAGACGAATGTCATATCCATAAGAACCCAATCCATAACTCAGAATTTTTTGGCCATCCTCTTCTTTAACTACATGATCAACAAAAGGTTCGATCATTCCATGAGTGCGTGCCAGATCTCGAATTTCAAAGTCTGCTAACAGCGTCATCTTTTGTTAATTGCTTAAGGAAAAGCCTAGCAAATAATCCTGCCTTTTTCAGAGTAAATCTCGATAAACTTCTCGATATTTGCTGTATTCAATCCATGTGGAGGCATATAAACGATTATGGTTGTTGATGTTTGCTTTCTTTCATCAACACCCTGGCTTGTGTTCTTAATCATCATCGGTGCATGTTTCAATATACAAATTGGAAAATCGAATATACGCTGATCATGTCGGATCATGTCAGGATGATTTGTCATGAATACGCCTTGTTTGATATTTCCCTTCATCCATTCACGGTACATCCGCCTGAACCAAACAGCCTGGGACGATGTAAGTGTCACTGATGCAGAGCGTGTCTTCTTCCAGCGCTGCATTTTGTGCTGCCAGAAGTAAGTACCCCCTGGTGGAAACAAGTAGATACTATCTGACCAAGGCTGTTCATTTAGCCCATCCATAGAGGGTGTGTAGTATGCATCAGCACCTACGTAACAATTTGCTTTATCTGAACTGGCTACATCTAAGTCGATACCGCCAAGTAAAGCATGAGCACTTTGGACTAAGTCATAGTTTGAGATCAGTTCAAAATCTTCATTCTCGACAAAAGGTCTCATTGAACAACATCTTCTAAAGAACTTTCACTGGCAGTGTTATAACAAATTTCGAAATAACGAATGCCGTTGTCGTCATTGATGATGTAACCAGCCTTCTCACTAGGGTCGATTTTCTGACCAGCTTCTAAGATCCTACGGAAAGTTTCCGCAAGTTGTCCGTCGTTTTCCCTTTGACAGGCTTCTTCTGCTGAATGAACTTCTTTAAGCGTCATGTAAAACATCGACCGCTCTTGATAAGGTTGAAAACACATGACTCCAGGACCCTCGAGTTCCCAGAATTTTGCATACTGTTTACCCAGGTCACCAAGAATAATTTTCACAGTGGTGTCTAACATTCTTGTCTTGGTTAGATCAGGCTCTTTACCGAGGATGCTTAACAAAAGCTTTTCTCTTCTGTTCATTGCAGTAAATCTTGACGACGTAAGGATTCAATGAGCTTAGGTTCAGGCTGGTAGATAACTACCATTTTCCCAAGCACACCCTTTCTCTTGATGAGTTTACCATTTTCATCTCGAAGTTTTCTGAATTCATTTGATCGAATTAGATATTCGGCTACACATCTAAGTCGTCTTTTAAGAGGAAGCTCTGCCTGGGGAAATTTACCGCAGATTGTATCCGGTTTTAAATCCCTGAATGCAACACGTAGTCTATTTGCTAACGTCATACTGGAGCCTTCATCTTCTTCTTCATAGTTTTTTAAAATTTGCAAGTACCTCTGAAGATCCGGCGTTGCGAAAGATCCTTCAGGAGGTAAAAATATCTCTATTTGGTACGCTAAAGATTTCGGTAATATCTCCGCGTAGTTTTCTAATGTGACATCTTTTATATTGAAGCCGTAAAATCTATAACTCATAACTTTGGATGATCTGCTTCGTCATCAGGTCTAGGAATGTCTTTATAAAGCCTGCGTCCACCCACATTCTTGTGGAGGATTTCGTTTTCAATTGGATTTTTGGCGAAAGTCTGCACAAGACTATTCCAGGGAACTCTTAAGTATCCCTTAACTCTTGCGTCTCCTGCTACGTTTACATAATGAATGCCCTGTTTCCAACCCTTGTTTTCATTGTGCATTCCGATTTTGATCCAGTTTCTTATGGTCTGCGGAGTCACGTGTAATCGTTTAGCGCATACTTCCAGTGTTATATACTCATCCGCATGACACCTTGGATCCAGTACGTCGGTTTCTCCATTTTGATAGCGACTGTACCAAATACTATTTAATGCCTTGTTGACATTCTCAAGCTCAGTTCCAATTTTTTTGAGACAGCGAGAGATTTCATCTGTCATATCGCTTTTTATTTTCAATAATGCTAATCTATTTACGAAGTAAATGTCTAGTATGCAAGAGCAAATTCCTTCAAGCAATCCTGCTCAAGTAGAAGAGCAGCAACAATATGAACCTACTCTGCAAGAGCCGACTTTCAACCCAGAAAATTTTGAAGCATTAAAAGCACGCGCACGTGAGCTTGCCATGCAACAGGCAATTGCAGCTCGCGGCATGCAACCTCCCGTTAATCCGATGGCAGCTGCCCCGATTCCCCAGCCGCCCCATGTTCCTGTTCGTCCCCAACCTCCGCGTCCCGAACCAGTTCAGCAGCCGCTGCCAAAACAAACTTATCAACCGCCAGTCCCACAGCCAAACGTTGTTTACTTGCGCCGTAATTTAACGATCGCAGAAATTTTAATTATCTTGGCGTTATCGACGGGTATCCTGGCAGGTGTTCAATTCGCCTGGGGAGTTTCTACTGACATTTTATCTCGGATTGAGATTAGGGAAAAATAAAAGATTTATAATTGTAACAGAACTCGCTTGATTTTAGGTGGCTAATAGAAAAATTACAGAGATGCCCTCTATTGAAGGCGGCTCTATTGTTGATGAGGATCTGCTAACCGTTGTTGCTGTTAACGAAGCAGATCCTTCTTTACGTAATAAAAAATTCCAATTCGATGAATTAGTCGTTTATCTGGATCAGTATTTTCAAAATCAAACTGATAATACTTTTTCCGGTGACATCATTGTCGGTGGTGATGCAACGATCAGTGGTCTAACAACCACGTCAGGTCTTACGGTCACCCATGCTGCCACTGTTTCTGGCCTGACTGTACAAGATGACGCAATTGTTTCTGGAACAATTAGTGGAGATACTGTATCGGGTCAAAGTGCATATTTCAATCAAGCTGAAACACAGACGGGCACAGTTGTAACACTAACTGGAACTACGTTTACTTATTCAACAGGTATCGTAACTTCTTATTTTTCAGGAGCAATCATAACAGGTGATACAGTTAATGCTTTAAATTTTGCAACTTCTAATTTTACAGCAGCTGATATTAGTGGCGGAACTATTACAGGCGTCTCTGGTGAATTTGGAACACTCACAGCGCAAACTGTTACCGTAAGTGGAATTACAGTCACTGGAGGAATTACAGTAAGTGGTGCTCTCGGTGTAAGTGGACTTTTAACTGCTTCTGGCGCTTACATAACAGGAACAATTACTGGCAACACTATTACTGGAAACTCAATTTCTGGTACAAGTGGCGTCTTTACATATCTTTCAGGTACAAGTATTACCGGAGATCTCATCTCTGGTACGAGTGGAATCTATGATCGTATCTCAGGAGCAACGATTACAGGAAATAATATCTCAGGACAAGGAGGTCAATTCAATCACATTTCAGGTAATACAATTACTGGGAACATAGTTCAAGCGACTTCAATCACAGGTGTTTCTGGTGTATATACATATATTTCCGGAACTTCCGGAGTGTTTACCAATATTACTGGAACTAGTATTCAATCAAATCGTATTGATTGTGATACCGGAGTCTTTCATGACTTGACCGCTATCAACATGACCTTCCCAGGTAACACAACGATTAGCGGGGACTTCACGGTTATTGAAGATTTAACAGTCAGTGGAGGCGCAAGGATCGTTGGAAGTATTACAGGCGAAGCTAATTTAATTATTGAGCAGACAGGATTTATTGAGGAAATTGTAACTTCTGGAACTATTTCTGGTGCGACGATCACCGGAGATTTAATTGAAGCAACTACAATCACAGGTGTTTCGGGTGTCTACACTTACTTATCAGGAGCCACGATCACCGGAGATTTAATTTCTGGTACAAGCGGTGTTTTTGCAAACCTTTCTGTTCCAACTATTACCGGAGATTTAATTTCTGGTATAAGCGGTGTTTATACAAACCTTTCCGGTGCAAGCATTACCGGAGATCTAATCTCAGGTACAAGCGGTGTATATTCTTACCTTTCAGGTGCAAGTATTACAGGAGATTTAATTTCAGGTACAAGTGGAGTTTATACAAACCTTTCCGGTGCAAGCATTACCGGAGATCTAATCTCAGGTACAAGCGGTGTATATTCTTACCTTTCAGGTGCAAGTATTACCGGAGATTTAATTTCAGGTACAAGCGGTGTTTTTGCAAATATCTCAGGCACAACAGTGACAGGAGCAAATGTAAATGCTGCAACATTAAATGCAACTACGGGAACGGTTACTAACCTAGGAGTGTCTACTACACTGACAGGAGTTACAGCAATATTTACTACAGGTGAATTTACTGCAATCACAGGAGAAACACTGACATTAACAGGAAATGGATCAGGAAATGGAGTAAATCTTACTGCTTCTGGCGTTGTCAGCGGTGGTGTGTACAGTGTTGACCCACCTGGTGATGCCCCTGTTATCGCTGGTACCGGCTTTGTTATTCAAGGTCCTTTGGTGATTTTACCAGGTTAATCTGTCTTAAACTAAATAAATATAGATGACAGTTAAATGACTCAACAGTACGGAACAGTAAAAGTAGATTTCATTACGTTTACTAGTGGAACTACAGGTAATGAAACTGATGTAACTCTTACTGTCAGTGGTCTTTCGGCTTTCAGTGACTCCGGAATGACTATTACTGGTGACATTACTGCGCGAAATGTTACAGCAACAGGCACCTTAAGTGGAGCGACAATCACTGGCGGTATTTTAAATGCTACATCTATCACAGGTGTAACAGGAGTATTTACAACCTTACTTTCCGGAGCAAGTATTACAGGAGAATTGATCTCAGGAACTAGTGGTATATTCACTAATGTTACAGGAACCACTATTAATTCTGTTACAGGCAGCTTTACAACAGGAACTTTCAGCAACCTTGGCGTCACTGGAACTATAACTGGCGATACCGTAGATTTTGGAATCGGTGCGTTTGTTACTAGCACATCAACAAGCGGTTACTTCCCTGATACGAGCGGTACTTCAGCTGTTGGTTCTGTAGCTTTTCCGTTTGCTAGCGGTGTATTTACTAATGTTACAGGAACCAATGTAAATTCTGTCAATGGAACCTTTACAGAATTAACAGTTACTAACACAATTACAGGAGATATTACAGGAAATGCTGCAACAGCAACTAACGCCGGAACACTTGATAACATTGACAGTAGTCAATTTTTAAGATCCGACGTTTTTGACACCAAAACCAGCGGCTCTTTGCGTTTTAATGACAGCATTCAACTTCAGATGGGAAGTGACGGTGATGTTTCGTTTTTCTATAACAACGCAGATTTTTACATAGACCTGAACACTGCAGGGGACAGCTTTATCGTCCGCAACGACTCAGACTCTCGATTATTTACAGTTGACTCAGCCGGTAATTTGGTTAACGCTGGCGATATTTTACCCGACACAGACGACACAGGCAACGTTGGAACATCATCGTTTACTTGGAACAATGGTCAATTTACAAACTTTCTTGTAAACAGCACCCTAAGCGTTCGCGGTGCCATTGATTTGGCTGATAGCGATGTTCTCAGGTTTGGCAGTGGTGATGACATCTTGATGTTCTATAACGGAGCTGATTTTTATATTGATATGCAGGACGCGAGTGACAATATTTACATTCGCAATAGCGCTGATGCGGTTGTTTGGAGAATCAACGGAAATGGTCAAGTGCGATATGCAGGTGATATTGTTCCTGATACAGACAACACCGGTAACGTTGGAACATCAACGTATACTTGGAACAACGGTCAGTTTTCAAACTTAACCATTAACGGTACTCTTAATGTTCGTGCAGCTATTGATTTAGCTGACAATGACATTTTGCGTTTCGGAAGCAGTGACGACGTAGAGTTTTTCTTCAACGGCACAAACTTCTACTTAGACTTAAACTCTGGCGGCAACAATTTCATCATTCGTGATGGAAATACGACTCGATTCACTTTTGACGATGCTGGTGATCTTATTGCAACACGAACTTTAGTCGCCAAAAACTTTAAAGAAACTGTTTTTACGATTACCTGGTCCTCAGGTTTTGCTTTAAATCCACTTAATGGAGAAACTCAATTCGTTGTTCTTGGAGGTAACTCAACGCCTACTCAAAGTAACTGGGATAATGGTGAAACAATTACATTACACATTGATGATGGAAGCGCACGCACTATTACCTGGACAACTTTGGGTGTAGTATGGACTGGAGGCACCGCACCAACTTTGGCAACTACAGGAGATACTGTTGTGCAACTTTGGAAAGCTGGTAATGTTATTTATGGAGCACTTGTTGGAGAGGTAGCATGAGGCAGTCAAAAGGTTTATTAG